GTCAACTCTACCAGCAATGCCAAAGTATTCAGAATACAGTGGTTTTTCCAAAGCATGTATATTATTTATATTGTCTAAAGAATCTTTAGCCGCAACAAACAACGCCTTAGTCGTTGGTAGTACACCATCTATAGTATTAATATCCTTGTTTAAAAGATATTGTTCCACTAGATTGTGAAATCTTGTACCTCTATCAGTAGATACTTTCGTAATCTTGTTAGCTTCCTCTTCACCTATTTTTTTACGCCAATTAATAAAAGTCTGACGACTATAAAAACTAGTTACAGAGGTGATAGAAGGGGCTTTCTTACCATTGGGAAGATCATAATATCGAACCCCATCTATAGTATTGGCTTCTAACTCAAAATCACCGAGTTTATTTAAATGAACAAACGTCATAAAGAAAGAGCAAGTTTAGTAACCAAATAGTTTCTTACTAGACCAGAGCGAACAATGTCATCTATACCGAATTCAACAACACCGAAATCATCTTCCATGATCTCAATGATACGTTTAAAATCTAAGATGCCATTCTTCTCATATGATTTTGTAAGATCTGTTTGAGTAGAGTCACCGCAAAACATTATTTTACAGTTATCTCCAACTCTTGTTATTATACTATCAAGTTCGTGAAAATTCAAGTTTTGCATCTCATCAACTAAGACAATGCAATTATCAAGTGTTGTTCCACGGATAAATGAAGTACTCCAGAATGAAATAGTCTCCTGTGTTTTCAAATTGCCATAGAGCATCTCGAAATCACTATCAGAAGGCATTTCAAACATGTACTTTACCATATTCTTATAAGGAATCTGATAAAGGAATGATTTATCTTCATGATCGCCAGGAAGAAAACCAATTTCTCTTGTAGAGACTAGAGACCTAACGATATAGATTTTATCATAAGGTGTCGTCTCATCAAGAACATCTTTTAGGGCAAGGTAGAGACTAATAAAAGTCTTACCTGTACCCGCTGCACCATAGGCAAAAAGATTCTTACCTTTTTCATAATGATCAAAAAGAATCTTTTGATTATCAGTTATGGGTTCTACATCTACCAACATGCCATTATTGATAGGTTTCTTGCGACGCATTTGTTTCGCAGTCATACCTACTCCAATTGGATCATTGGAGTTACTTCTTTTTTTTCTTGGCATGTTAGGTGATACCTCGATTTGCTAAACGTCCTTGAATTCCCCCAGCCTTCTTGGCTTTATCTGTAATCTCCTTCCAGCCTGGGTGTTTATTCTCCAACTTATCTCTCCATTCTCCAACCTCACCTACTCCTGGCATTGTAGATGGATCTGACCAATCTCTAGTCCAATCTGGATTATCTTCTCTCCATTGATCCCATTCCTTAATGCTCATGGCGACTTCTTTCTGTTCGCCTGTTTTTGTATTTACTACAGGATAGGTGGCCATTAATTGTCCTCCATAGCTTTTGTTACCTTCTCGGCAGCCTCTTTTACGTTCTCAACTAAATCTTGAACAAGATCTCTTTCCCATCCAAGAGCTTCAGAAACAACAGGAAACTGTGTAACAAATACATCTTTACAAGCATTTGCAATATCCATATGTTCCTTTTGAGTACCATTGGCAGTCCTCAATGAGATATAATGTATCCAAGAACGACATGAACCAGTCATGTAGATTCTAGTCGGTGTGGCAAGGGGTAGAACCATTCTGGCACATTCCTTTGCAACACCACACTCAAGCATTTGAGTATATAATGACTCACAAGAACTAAACAATGTTTTAGTCTGTCTTTCCAACTTATCTATAAGTTCTGGATCCAAGTCGTCTGTCGAGTTTTGACGATTCTTTGTATCCTGTCTCCTAAGATCAGGCAATGGGATCTTACCTAATGCTGTACTATCAGCATATCTCTGACTAAACTCTTGGAAAGTAAAAGACCTGTGACGTAATACTTGTGCAGCAATGGCACGAGTAGTCTCGATCTCCAGTGTCATAGAGGACTGTTCAAAAACTGACCAATGATTATGATTGATACAATAATTTAAAAGACCTGCAAATTTTTCATTGTCCTGATTATTAGGGTTAGATACTCTGGCAATGTATGCCATAGTTTTCTCCGCATCAGGAGTAACATTAACTAATTGTACATTCATAATTCTTCTATCTGGTCGCCATAAGTGACTTTTTCCTTTACATTGGATCGGATAGTATAAGAATCTGTATTTGAGTAAATCTCTGATTCCAGTGCATCTACAAGAGATCTTAGGTTCTTGTAAATTAGTTTTAATCTTTCTCTATCGGGTTGCATTTTAGACGTAATAATTGAAGTTGATTAAACACCTACGAAGTTCATCTGTGCATGATGTTCCAGCATGTTTCATGTTAGAATCAAATACTAACATACGATTGGCTATACTGTCAACCTTTGTACCATCTTCAAATCTAGTGTAACCATTATTGGTATTCACATAATAAATCGAAGTGATAGCATCGTCAAAGTCAGTATGCAATTCATACTCCTCAATTTCAGGTGTTCTCATATTTAGATTGGCCTTAATCCTAGCAATTGCTGATGGATCTATCCTCTCTATAATGGGTGTGAGACCACCCCAGAATTCACTTCTAGGTTGATATTGGTGATAAAAAATATGACAAAACTGGTACTTTCCATCTTTAGGCATGTTTATGCCATCTGAAAAGTTCCAGTTCATCAGGTTATCATCCATCATCAGTTTACGAACATTCTCGTATTCTTCAGGATTCAAAAAATCATCATAAACTTTCAGTTTCGATCTCATCTGCTTCCTTCAGTAGTTGTGACACATATTGTTCTGTGCCATCCATAGTCTTTACAGCAAATAAATTAGACTTCATATATCTCTTTGTCTTCTTATATTTTTTCATTAATCTCTTATACTCCTCGGCATTCATCTCCACCTTGCCTTGTTTGGCATCGCCACTGTACTTACTTCCAGCAACATTTCTGCCATCTCCCATAGGAGAGGATCCTGAATATTCACCCATTACTTTTTCTTCTGTGGTTTTTTAGGTTTTTTCTCTGTCTCTGGTCTGATCATACTGTCTCTCCAGAGTTTAGGGTTCATCTGCCCTTCAGTCTGTGTCCACTTCTTCAAACCTTTCTTGTACTTGTCATAATAGTGGTCGAACATATCCACCTGTTTCTGACATATAGTAATGTCATAAGAAGTTTTATCTTCTTTCTTACCCTCGACCTCCACTTCCTTAACATACTCTACGAGATATGCTGTATAAGGAAGTTTCTTGTCTTGGGCTAGTTTAGGATCGCAATCTTCGTGAATGATTTTCAACTACGGTTCCCCCATGTGATTTCTGGCCATGTTAATGATACCAATTCCTTAGTGATACCATACTTGGTTCCCAATAACTTATCCTTTACAAGAATAAGAATCTCGGCCTCTGATTGAGGAAGAGTCTCTAACAAATTGATAAAGATAGTTTCTCTCTTTATCTTATTGAGTTGGTCATCACCACCTTTCACAAAACGATAAAATTGATTACCACAATTGCGAAGAGTAGTTCTTGATGGAACTCCCTTACTTGGATCTGCCAATTCAGCAGTATCCACAGGTTGATAAGGAACAGTACCTTCTGGTAGTACAGAAACTACACTTGGATCAAAATTCCAAATCATTAACATTTTGAAAGAATCTTCTCCATGAGTACGGAGTAGATCAACCTTCTTGGTCTTAACTCTCTCAGAATCAACAGCTTCTAATAGTTCATGCACCAAAGGATTAGGTGGCAGTTCTTTCTTTTTAACTGTCACCGTCCTTGGTTTAGTCACGGTTTTTTTAGTTGCTGTAGTTTTGCGAGTACTAGGTTTCTTCCTAGTTGACGTAGTTTTACTCCTCGTCGTCTTCTTCGCTGTTGTCATCGTTGTTTTCAAACCTCACGGCTACAATTTCATCGGGAAGTACGTTCCCATTCTCGTCAAACATCTCTGGGTGGGTATAAACCGCCTGTTGTTGTAATCCGAGATAATTATTTTGTTGGGCTAACCAGCCAATTATACCACCAATCATCAGAAATGTCACGCATAACATGGTCATTACAACAAGAATTGAAGCTTCCATTGGTTTTCTCCCAAGATTAATTACTGGTTTTGTCTTTAATGTCGAATGATAGACTAAATTCTTTACCGAATAGAGTAAATCTTAAATCGAATAGATTTTTAGTTAATGGTTTCGGTTTTTGTTCCCCTTTTAGTAATAGTTCAACGCCCTTATTTATGTCCATATCTGGAGGTAACATATTAAATAATCCTATGATCTTTTAGATATTTTAAGGTTTGGTTAGCGTCTCCTATAACCTTACCCTCTAACATTATCTGAGGGAGGGCACGAACATTTGGAAAAAGTTGTTGAAACTCCTCCTCAGTATAGTCCTTGTCCAATTCCCTGTAATCATACTCTTTTCCTAGCATCTCTAAGACCATCTTGATCTTCATGCACATAGGGCATTCATCTTTTCCGTATATAATGAACATAGGTTTAATACTTAATTACTTCTACTGAATCCCATTGGTGTTTAAAAACTAAAAGTGCAGAAAGTGAATCTTCATTGAAACAAACAGTGAAGTAAACCTCATGTCTTCTATTATCCAAACTCCGTTTCTGATCCTCATCGCCTATAAAAAGAACCCGACCTTCGGTATATGTACCTCCGCCATCGGGAACTCTTACTATTGAATTTTCACGGATTTCTAGCGTTTTCGCAGTATCTAAGAAAATCGACTTCGATTCCTCTGGTGTCTTTTTTACCCTGCGATACCCAGATTTGGCAAAATTCATAGAGGAACCTGACATGATCTAAATCATTATAATGTTTAAGTGCTAAAAGAGATTCTTGACGTATTTTCATACGTTCTTCACTGTATCTCCAATCATCCATTGATCGAATTCCAATCATTTTGGAATAACTCTAAACCCTTATCAGTCAAAATATGACTATACATTTTGTCAAAAATTGCAGGAGGCATAGTTACCACTTCAGCTCCTACTGCAAAACACTTGGCAACATCAGCTACATTCCTCAAAGAGGCAGCCAATACTTGAGTTCTTGACAAGTGTTCTTTATATAGAGATGAAATATCCTTAACTAATCCCACACCATCGAATGAGTTATCATCAACTCTGCCCACAAATGGTGAAACATAAGTGGCACCTGCTTTTGCAGCAAGGACAGCCTGTGCTACTGAGAAACATAATGTTACATTGACGGTAAATCCATCGGTTGTTAACATCTTACAAGCTTTTAATCCTTCTTGAGTCAATGGTACTTTAATAGTAACATTACTAAGACCTTTAAATGCTTGGGCCTGTTCCATCATCTCAGGAGCAGTCTCTGCGACTACCTCTGCAGATATGGATTCAAAGTAAGGAAACTCTCCAGAGATCTTTTTAATAGTCTCTACTGGATCTCCACCACTTTTAAGTATAAGTGTGGGGTTTGTTGTAACGCCATCAATAAGACCTGTCTGAACACGTTCATTAATAAGGTCAAAATCGGCGGTATCAAGGAAGATTTTCATCGTGTTTCTTAATTTTTTTGTTTTGTTTTTTAATTAACTTCGCATACTTTACATCTGAATCCGTCCAAAATTGTGGATTCTTCTTTGCTTGTTTAATTAGCCTTTTCGCTGTCTTTCTGAGGTCTTTTCTCTGTAACTCGTCTTGCAAACTAACTTCTCCGTCTTCTTGTGAACCTTAGTATTTAACATCGGAGATAGGTAGAAATACGATCTCTCCTGAAAAGGCATAGATTCTCTTAACTTTCTAACTACTAAAAGTTGTTTTTCTAGTAGATTCATTTCATCGGGCCCTTATTGTGGAACCCTCTTATCCTCAAATCCTTGGTCACATATTGTATCACAGTTTCTCTGATTTCCATCATTTCATTGTAACACTTCTGATTATGACCACATGCTCTGAGATCATTATCTGGTTTATAAAGAGATTCTAGAAATAAAGACACTGCTCTGTCATATTTCTCTTTTTTAGATTCTCCTCCATCTACTGATGCTTGGTCTTTCATGGGGTTTTTGTGGGTTTTTCAGTACAGTATTTCTCCGCACCTGTAACCAATGCAATTTGTTCAATATTCATCCATTGTTTTTCCATCTCTTGAGCAAGATACATAATCTTTTTATCATGTATCTCATCCGCTTCTAAAAGATGAGTAATGGTGCGAGTCAGAGTTTGTCTGTTACCATCTCCATCCTTTAGATAGATTGAATAACTGGTTCGGAATTTCCTAACCAAATGAATTCTTAGAGCAGCATATAGAAATAAATTACAAATAATGATTAGAAACACAGTCATTAACTTCGTCTCCAATTATTAATTTTAGATCTAATAGATCCCCAAAGAAGATTAATAAATCCTCTAAGACTATCACCTTCAATCTCGTCAAACATCTTCATGTTTAACTTGAAGGCAACATTTGCCTCATCGATAATTGCATTAGCTTGATCTTCGTCAATGGGTAGATTATCCATTGCGGCACGGTATTTAGTCTTAAATTCCTTACCATCAGGAATATCATCAAATTCATAAAAAGCAAGACCATCATCTTTAAGATTAAGAGCCTTCTTTGCTATGTTTTTGAGTATCTGACCACCAGACAAATCACCTAAGTAACGTGTGTAATGGTGTCCCACCAATAATTCTGGGTCAATATCCCTTATGCGATTGATATAATTCTGGCATCCGTCTGTTGGAGAAATAACATCCCTCCACATAGGGCCATAGAAATACTCACAATCCTTTGCTAAGGTGGGAGTACGTCTTAATTCATCAAAAGCTATAGGAGATACTACAGGATTACTTTTATTTTTGTCAACTTCTTCCTCAAGTGCTCTATACACAAAGTAGAAGTTGGCAATTAATCCCCTGTAACTCTCCTCATTAACCATGCCTGCAAGGAAATTCTTAACGAATCCCGTGTTTTCAGCCATAGTATGGGAGGCCTTTGTACCTTCTTTAATCTGTTTTGAGAAGTTCATGTGGTTATTCTACTGTATCTTGATCCTTTTGTCCAGCGGGGTGGAAAGAATATTCATTATTCCACTTAAATGCCGTATTGTTCAATTCCTGTTTTTTAGGATCAGGAATCAGTTTATTTAGAGCCCTTATAATAAGACCCTTAATCTTCCTTATCATTAAACCTTACTCCTTCACAATCAGATTTAGAACAATAGTATCGTCCATCTTTATCTGTGGATTTAGTCAGATATTCACACTCTGATGTCCATTCATCCATTGCCTCTCTAACGATAGATTTTATCTCATCTCTCCACATCTCACGATACCTTTCATACCGTTCCCTTCTCTTTTCTTTGATCTTTTTGAAGTTAAACATCTTTCTCTTTTAGGTAATCGACAAATAGTATACCATCCAAATGATCCACTTCATGTTGTACAACTCTCGCTGCTAAACCACTAAGCTTCCATTTCTTATATTTACCATCCTTATTTTGGAAGGTTACTCTAATTTCTTTAGGTCGTGACACCTCTCCATTTTGATCTGGAACACTCAGGCATCCCTCCTCAAATAATTCCTCTTCTTCACTTCTCCAAGTGATTTTGGGATTTACCATTAAGTGTGTATATCTACCATGTTCTTCTGTCGTCTCATCTACAATTATAACTCTCTTATTAATGCCTATCTGGGGTGCTGCAAGGCCAATACCATCTTCCTCATACATGGCCTCACACATATCCGTAAATAATTTATGTATCTCATTCTTATCAAATACCACTTCCTCAGAAGTAAGTCTTAAACATCTATCTCCAATTCTTTTAATCTTCATTGGCTCCAATCTTGATAGGGTGGTTCTTCTTCTATTACAGTATGTTTGAAGTGTTCTGTATCAAAATATGATGGAGGCAAGTCATATCCACCAACATCATAAGGCCCTGCCATTTTCTTTTTATATTCCCTTTCATCTAATACTTCATTAATTAGAATCTTCAACTCTTTACATAGTTCTGGAGTAATTATCCTCTTTGGTTGCACAACAGCAGGTTTGTATTCTGCTGGGCCAGTTGATTTAGCATTAGGATCAGTGGGCCCACTCATCCCTTGTGTGTCTATGTAAGATCCCTTCTCTATCCTTGCCATATCATATCAGGCATTGCTGCTGGTTGTTGTCTTCCGACAGTAAACATAAGAATAAAATATCCTACGAACCATATTAAATTAAAAATCCAGGCCTGTCTATAGAGATATTTTCTTATTCCCATAGCACGGTTTACCATCTGAACATCAGCATATA